AGTGGAAACCTTCTTTCTGATTTTAATGAGGGACAAATAAATTCTTTATACAAAAGACTTGTTGAGTCTAAAAGTAAAAAATGTGGTTGCGGTTGTGATAAAGAAACTTGTACTTGTGGACCCGATTGTAAAAAATGTGATTGTGGTAGACAAAAAAAAGAAACTAAAGAAGACACTAATGAAAAAGTGATGGTATCAGGTAAAAACACTGATGAAGTTGAAAAGCTTAAACAAACAGGTGCGACATTTGAAGTTTATGAAGACACCGATTCTGAAATGGAGTGGGTAATGAAAGGTGATACTCAGGACCCTATTCAAAAAGGTCCTACAGGTGACGGTGACCCTGATTCATTACAAGAATATAAAAATCTTGCAGAGAAATTCGAATCAAAAAAACAACAAAAGTATTTTTTTGCAAAATGTGGTGATGGTGAAACTAAAGAGCAAAAAAAATGGTGTAAAATGTCCGAAGAATTTGCCAAGAAAACAAATTTTAAAAAATTACCTGAAAAGAAAAAAGAAACAAAAGAAACATTTGATATGGGAAAATATTATCCAAAACTTGCAAGCACTGCTGCAGGATTGACGAAAAAGAACTTAAACCAAATTTCACCAAGTGTTGGTAGTATGGGTGAAAGTGAACTTGAAAAGAAAATCATGAGATTAGTTGAAAAACACATTACACCTAAAATGACTAAAAAAGATTTCCTATCTTTGGTATCTGAACAAGGAACTAAGGAAAAAGAAAAGACTAAGGAAAAGGAAAAAACAAAAGAGAAAGAACGTGGAACTCCTTATAGTCCTAAGCCAGGTCCTGCAAAGGCTCCAAAGGCCCACAAACATGAAGTTGATGAACAAGATGTTGCACCATCAAAACCAAGAATAAAAGAACCTGTGACAAAACCAAATAAACCTGGAACACCTTATAGTCCTAAACCAGGTCCCGCTAAGGCACCTAAGGCATCCAAAGGGGAATTACCAAGTTGGTTGTCATTTAAATCAATAGGAATTAAATTAAAATAATATGAGCCTGAATTTAAAAATGGAAAAAATACTAAGAACTAAAAGACAGTTAGAGAGAAAATCTTTATCTGAAGGTTTAACAAATAGAGAACGTTCTCTTTTAACTGAAATTAAATCAAGTTTAAGAGAGGCTCCGATTGATTACGAAGGACCTGAAAGAATGGAACCTGGGATTGAAAGAAAAATTACATCTAAAGAAACTCCGTATCACGAACATCCTGCGATGCCTGGTGGTGATAAAGACTTTATTGAGGTTGTATCATCAAAACGATTTAAAGACTCTGTGGACAAGGTTAGACGTTATTTAGGTAACACGGCACCACTACAAGGTAGAAATCCTTTAATGAACCTTATGGGTATGGCTATGGGAGGTTTACAACAAATCTCAAGAATAGAAAGTCAAAACAAAGAGTATCTTGAAAATTTAGCAATTGATTTGGTTAAGAAAGAATTAGGGATTCCTAAGGGAGCGTTACAGTTTGACGCTAAATTGGTTCATGGTGGTATGGGTGCCGCTGAAGGTATGAGAACAGAGCCTCAAGAACCTGAAGAAGAAGAAGTTGAAGACGCATTTAAAGAGGCGGAAGAGCACACTGAAGATTTGTTAAATTTTGCAGATGCGTTCGAACAATTCAATTTAGAAAAAGCAAAAAGAAGATTTATTAACTCATTAATACAAGGGGCGGCATTTAAAGGTGGTCATATGTATGTTTTGGTTGGTGAAGAATTAAATAGATTAGACCCACAATTGTTAAACCTTTATGGTGTAACACAATCATTGATGGAACATATGTATTGGATATATCCTGATATGGAAGGAATGGCTGGTGGCGGCGGTGGACAAATGGGGCAAAGTGAGGTTGATGAAGAAACTGACCCACCAACAGTTAAAGCGAGAGCGGCAACATTCCCATTACTTATTCACGAATTAGTAAAAGGTGTTTATGAGGTATTTGGTACACATGGTTTACCTGATGACCCAAAACAACAAGAATTGGTTATGAACGCTGAAGACACATTACCTGCCGAGATTTGGGATTCAAGATTAGGTCCTGTATTTTGGGAGAAATTTGTTGCAACATACCCAATGGAATTATTTGAAGACGATATGAAACATATCCAACATTATCTTTTCATGAGATTCTCTAAGTTGGAAGCTAAAGAATTTTTTAGAGTTGCAAAATTGATTTTAAATGGTGACCCACAAGGTACACAATTTATCCAAAGAATGGTTGACGAAATTGTTAAGGATTTAAAGAAACAAGACTATGAAGATAGTATGTCTAATAACGATGATGACGATGACTTAGATGACATTGATTTATCTTCTTTAGGTTTCTAAAATAAAGATTAAATTTATATAAACCCTCATTTATTAATTTAAATGGGGGTTTTGATATTTATATAGAAATAGTTTTATGTCATTAACAAAAGAACAGTTATTAATGGAGTACGTGAAGTGTATGAGGGATACTCCTTATGCGTTAAGAACGTACTTACAAACATACGATAACACAGTATCAAAATACGTTCCATTGGAATTATTCCCTGACCAAATTTCTTTGTTAGAGGATTATGAGAACTATAATGAAAATATTGCATTAAAATACCGTCAGGCGGGGGTTACAACAGTAACCGCAGGATGGGCGTCAAAAAAATTAGTTTTCGCTAAAAAAGAAAGACCTGAGAAAATTCTAATTATTGCAAATAAGTTGGACACCTCACTTGAGATGGCAAATAAAATTAAAGCGTTTGTTAACCAATGGCCATCATGGACTAATGCGGGGTTCTCAGTTGATAAAAACTCTCAAAAACATTATAAACTAACTAACGGATGTGAAGTTAAAGCGGTGGCAACCTCAAAGGATGCTTTACGTGGATTTACACCAACAATATTAATATTTGATGAGGCGGCCTTTATCGAGGCCGACAGTGATTTTTGGTCAGCATGTATGGCGTCCCTATCTACAGGGGGTAAAGTAATTGTTGTCTCAACACCGAATGGTTATGACGCAATTTATTACGAAATCTATGACCAAGCATTAAGAAATATGAACGATTTTAAAATCACTGAAATGTTTTGGTATAGAGACCCAAGATATACTAAAGATTTATATCTTGTTAAGACAGATAATATTATTCATTATTTGTTGAACAAAGAAGAGTATGATAAAGATAACATTATAAGTTGGGGGAATGTTTCATTTGAGGCTAGGGACTACGTTAAACTTAGAGAAATTATGGACGAGGGTTATAAACCTTGTTCTTCTTGGTTTGAGGGGATGGTTAAAAAACTTAAATACGATAAAAGAAAAGTATCCCAAGAGTTAGAGTGTAATTTTTTAGGTTCGGGTGATAACGTATTTGATTCGGTATTATTAGAAAAAATTCGTGAAAATATGTTAATTGAACCTCAAACAAAAATGATGGGGAATGCCTTATGGATATGGAAAGAACCTGTTATTGGTCACAAGTATGTTATGGGTGTTGATGTTAGTCGCGGGGACAGTGAGGATTTTAGTTCATTCCAAATAATTGATTTTGATACAAGAGAACAAGTTGCAGAATATGTCGGTAAATTACCTCCTGACACTATGGCCGAGATTTCTTACAAGTGGGCTAATATGTATTCGTGTTTTGTTGTGATAGATATCACAGGAGGAATGGGAGTTTCAACCGCAAGAAAGATGCAGGAAATGGGTTACAAGAATCTTTACGTTGACGGTGTTGATAGTGCGAACAAATGGAAATACGACCCTAAAGCGTTAGAAAAAATTCCTGGAATAAATTTTAATAATAAGAGAGTTCAAATAATTGCATCTTTTGAAGAGGTTATGAGACACGATTTTAAAATCTATAGTGCAAGACTCTATAATGAGATGAATACGTTTATTTATATCAGTGGTAGACCTGACCATCAAAAGGGTCACCATGATGATTTAATTATGTCTGTCGCTATGGCGACATATGTTGCCGAATCATCTTTTAGTAATTTAACTAAAGTAACTGAACACACTAAGGCAATGTTAGATTCTTGGTCGGTTAATAATAACCACTCCGCTAGTAAACAAATAGAGTTTAATCCTGTAATACCTTATGGTGGAGAAAGAATTAACCAATTCTCAAACACTAATGTTGGTCGTGAGGAATATGCGAAATACGGTTGGTTATTTGGCGGCCGTTAATATTTATAATAAAACAAAACAATGGGATTGGTAGGAAGAAAAAAATCAGGTAGAAAACTCAATGGAAGTAAATTGAATGTTCCTGGTCAAGGTATAAGTTCGGTAAAACCTGGTGGAGATAACAAAATTAATCGACAGGGGGGGTCTGACAACAACGCAAATAATAATATCAAAAACAAAGGGAATTCATAACTATTTAGTTATCCCTAATAAGAATTAAATTTAGAATATGGAAAATAATAATAACGGTAATTTAACAGTATGGCAGAGGTTATCTCACGCATTTGGGCCTAACGCCTTGTTAAACCAAGATTACCCAACATATAAGTTCGATAGAAAAGACTTATTAAAGACTACTTCTAAACAAGAATACGATAAAGAGTTATTACAAGCTCAACAAACTTATTACTTAGCCAATCAGTGGACCAAGATTGAAAGTAACATGTATACCCAATCGGTTTATTATGAACCAACAAGATTGGCATCGTTTTACGATTATGAATCTATGGAATATACTCCTGAGATTTCTGCGGCATTAGACATTTATGGTGAAGAATCAACAACGGTTGATGAGAACGGATATATGTTACAAATCTATTCCGAATCAAAAAGAATCAAATCAATACTAGCCGATTTGTTTAATAATGTTATGGATGTTAATACAAACTTACCTATGTGGGTAAGAAATACTTGTAAGTACGGAGACAATTTTGTTTATTTAAAATTGGATTCTGATAAAGGTATTGTTGGTTGTATGCAACTTCCAAACATAGAAATTGAACGTTTGGAAAGGGGTATGCCAGCTCAAGCAGCAAAACAAAATATTGATGAACCTATTGAAAACAAAGGTTTAAGATTTAATTGGAAAGCCAAAGCAATGGAATTTAATTCATGGGAGATTGCTCACTTTAGATTATTAGGTGACGATAGAAAACTTCCCTACGGTACTTCAATGTTAGAAAAGGCAAGACGTATTTGGAAACAATTATTGTTATCTGAAGATGCGATGTTAATTTATAGAACATCAAGGGCTCCTGAAAGAAGAGTATTCAAAGTATTTGTTGGTAACATGGACGATAAAGACGTTGAGGCATATGTACAACGTGTCGCAAACAAATTTAAAAGAGACCAAGTTGTTGATAAAAATACAGGAAATGTTGATTTACGATTCAATCAAATGGCGGTTGACCAAGATTACTTTATTCCTGTAAGAGATGCCGCGGCACCAAACCCAATCGATACTTTACCAGGAGCTCAGAACTTATCGGAAATTGCCGATATTGAGTATATCCAAAAGAAATTATTAACCGCGTTACGTGTTCCTAAAGCATTTTTAGGATTTGAGGAAATTGTTGGTGAGGGTAAAAACTTATCGTTAATGGATATTCGTTTTGCAAGAACTATTAATAGAATACAAAAATGTATGATTGCTGAAATGAATAAAATCGCAATCATTCACTTATTCCTATTAGGGTTTGAGGACGAGTTATCTAACTTTACATTAGGATTGACAAACCCATCATCTCAAGCAGATTTATTAAAAGTTGATTTGTGGAAAGAAAAGATTTTACTTTACAAAGATGCGGTGACCGCTATCGAAGGTATCGCCCCTGTATCAGTATCATGGGCTAAAAAACATGTGTTAGGATTCTCTGATGAAGAAATTAAACTTGATTTACAACAACAACGTATTGAGAAAGCGGTTGGTGCCGAGTTAACAAATACCGCAACAATCATCACTCATTCAGGTATCTTTGACAATGTTGATAAATTATATGGTAATAAATCAGGTTCAACTGCAAACGCGGGAGGAGCCCCACCACCACCTCCTGGAGGTGACGAAGGAGGAGGAGAATCAATGCCACCGCCACCACCACCCTCAGGACCTGAGCCAGGCGGAGATGCGGGAATAACACCTGAGTCATTCAAGAGAGACAACTTAAAAATTCTATTAGAATCAAACTCATTAACGGACGAAGACTCGTATATTGATTTGTCCAAAGGAAAAAATTCTTTAGGAGAAATAGAGTCTCAGTTGAGTAAACTTCTAAAAGATTGATATTTATAATAAAAAAACGAAAATGATTAAGTTTGGTATATTAAAATCTAAGATAGAAAAAGTTTTATTAGAATCATATTCTAACGATACTTTTAAAGATGAGTTAAAGAATTTTAAAAAATTGGTATTGGAAAATAAGAATATCAGTAAGATATTTTATCTGTACGATGAATTAAGTTCTAAGAAAGGTTTAAAGGAAAATACGGTTAATGATTATATACATGAGTGTGTTACCATGTATGAAAACACCATTAACAAAATTAAATCTTCTGAGTTAAATAATCTAAAGACTTGGGTTGGTAATGTTAAATCAGAAAACCTATACGAAACTGTTGATGGATTATTTTCAACTGACGTATTAACTATCGAATCTAAAATCAAAAGTAAAAAATTGATTAAAGAATCTTTAATGGTTCCCAAACCAATTAATAAAGAAATTATACAATTACCACTAACTACCATGGTGAGTGTTGCAAATAAAACAATCTCAAGTTATATTAATGGATTAAATGAATCTGAAAAGAAAGATTTAATGAAATTTTTATCTACAGACGATTCTGTCTTAAAAGAAAATTTTGATTCGATTAAAGGAGAGGTGATTGTAAAATTAAAAACCCTACAAGAGGGTTCTGATATTGGCACATTAAATACAATTACCGAAACAATTGAAAAAGTTGAATCAGAAAAGTATGACAAACTATCTTACTTTAAATTAAAGAATCTTAAAGAAACTCTTTAATCCTCGTTAGATTTGTACTTTTGTTGAACGTATTTTGCTTTCTTCATCATTTCTCTATTTTTCACAGAATCTTTAACGAATGTTTTACGCATGTTTAGTTCAGACATTTGTCTTGTTTTAATGACCTTACTTTTGTACATTTTTAGGGCTCTTTCGATATTACCCTTTTCCACTTTGATTATTAGCATATAATTACAAATATCTTCCCATTTTAATTTATTTTGACTATTGGAACAAATATACCTATTTTTTTGGAAAATAAACTATAAAAATATGGAAATTAATGAAAAAGGGGAAAACCTCGCAAATCCAAGGATTCAAGTCTACAAAAGTCGTATATGGCACAGTAGACTCAATAAACTTTAAATCACTTTATTTAAATCTTCAAACATGGGTAGAACCAATAAAAGACACAGAGAATTGGAACAGGGTTGTTTTAAATCTAAGTCGGGAAATAAGACACATTGTACATAATAGTATTGATAGACTCTTATTTGATGACAACTTCATTGTTGATTTAGATTTACGGTCAAGTGGATTGTCTACAGGAAAAAAATCATTCTTAAATTTAGAAATTAACATTTACCTAAAAGAACAAGAAACAGACTTCAAATCAATTAGATTACGAGATTCTCTGAAAAAAATGACAAAAGACATTCTACAACAAAGTTTTAATGAACACGAATACTTTAAGTTTTACCCAACTAAAAATGGGAAAAGAAAAGAATTGGTGACACAAATAGACAATCTTTAATATTTATAATTAAAATTAAAGATGAATCTAAAAATTATAAAACCTGGCGAGTCAGGAAAAGGAATTCTTGTGGAATTCGACGCTGGATATATTTCACCAAAAAACGAAAAAAACTCTTTCATATTAGAATCAACAAATATGTTGGACCATTCTAAACCATTTGAGTTTTACGCGGTTTTACAAAAATATAATACACCTAATAGAAACGGTAGAATATATCCTGAACGTATCCTTAAAAGAGAGGCGGACAATTATAAAAAACTAATTCAAAAGGGAACCTCTTTATCCGAGTTAAATCATCCCGAATCTTCACTAATTGATTTAGACCGAGTGTCTCATTTAATTACGGATGTTTGGTGGGAAGGAGATACATTGATGGGTAAACTAAAATTATTGACAAGTCCAGGGTTCCACGAAAGAGGAATTGTATCGACTAAAGGAGATATGGCGGCAAACTATTTAAGACAAGGTGTAACCCTTGGTATCTCATCAAGAGGTGTTGGGTCTTTAAAAAAGATTGGAGAACAGAATGAAGTACAAGACGATTTTGAATTAATCTGTTTTGATTTAGTATCTTCACCATCAACACCAGGAGCATATCTATTCTTAAATAAAGAAGATAAAGGTAATTTTGAAGAGAACATTGAAGAAGAAAAAAGAATGTCGGTAGAAAGACATGTCGGAGAATCAGGAAACAAATCGCTTGACTTAATGAAGAAATTGAACGAT